CCACCACAAAATTTCTAAATGAAGTGTAAGTTATATTATCAGTTGAAGTAGCCAATTCTAAATGTGAATCACAATTAGATGGTGTATCTCCGTCAAAGTTAGAACCCTGATCTTCAAATAATCCAACTCTATTATCAAACAAGTCATCTATGTTATCAACGCTTTGAGTAATAGAAGCTGTTACTCTTGATTTGTAGGTTGCACCAAGATCAATAATACTTGCAAAATCATAATGCCCCGTAGCATACAAATCGTTAGCTGTTAATCCTGATTCAAATAAGTCTGTACCATCGTCAAACAATCCAACTGCTGAATCAAATAATTCTGAAGAACCTAATCTTAGGTAATTACTATCATTAAGAATAACATTAGTTTTTGTTCCTGAAAAAGTTGGAGATTCTGTTTGGGTTACAATAGTATTTAAGTCTGTGTCTATCGTATTAGTAATAATTGCTTCATTGGTACTAAAGTTTCCTAGCTTATCAACTGCTTTAATTAGATAACTACCTAAACGAGCAGGAACAGTTACTGAGGTGGCTGGTCGTGCAATTTTATTAACTAAATTAACTGAGTTCTGCCATTCAGCACCATTAGTAGCAGTAGAGTATCTCACTTGATAATAGGCAAGATCAAGGTCAGCTACGGCAGACCAACTTAAATGAGCATCTCCATTAATTACATTGCATGAAAAATCTTCAACATCTGCTGGTGGTGCAATCGCACCAATAATAGTTCTGGTGGCAGAAGCATAAGTAGATGAGATTCCTAATGTGTTTATAGCCTTAACTCTTACATTGTAAATTTCTTGGTCAATAACATTTAACACTCTGTGATTTAATCCACTACCTTGTGAATAGATAATATAATCTGTTTCAGAATTTTTCTTATATTCCACTTGGTAATAATCAACAAAAAAATCAGGACTTGCACCTATTAAAATATCTAATGCTACTATGACAGTACCATCGTTGTAGGCAATTAATTGGTCAGACAATGTAACGGAAGCTGGTGGTTGGACAGTAAATGGGTTTGGTAAAACTGTATCAGCTATAGTTGGTGCTTGTGCTTTAGAACTCCAAGTATAAAAATTATCTTGGTGTTCAATAAGTTTTAAACCAACTGTGTTATTAGTATTTATTGATAGTCCATAAACCCTAAAAGGCTTGGCACTAAAACCACCAGTGGAGTAAGTTATATCTACAATATCCCCTATAGTTAAATTTAAAGCCTCAGAGGTTACCAAGACTTCTATTGATAAAGCATTTCTTGATCTCTTTAAAACAATTTCACAAAGTTCTTCAGCTTGATAAGGACTGGTTATAAATTTAAAATCAAAGTTACCTTCTAATAAAGTTCCATTATCTTGTGCCAACATAGTTGCGTGTTGGTCTGCTGTTGGTAAAGCTGAATCATCATAAGGTGGAAATGATATTGTATCTGATTGCCATTCTTTTAATGGATTAACAAATGTTCCAATTATTCTATTATACTTCGTATTTTTTTTTTCTCCATATATTTTAATACCACCAATAATATTATCAGAGTTTAAACTAAATACAGAACTATTGGCATCTTCTATAATTAGAAAATATTTACCTTGAGTATAATTAAATATTGCTCTCATTGGATTTAATAATTCTCTTACATTATCAATAACTTTATCCTCTGTGGGAATTACAGCATTGGTTTCAAATAAATTAATAGTTGCACCGCCAGTATAGGGTGTAACTTGTGTTTCTGCTGTATCTGCTGAAGTTTTAAAAGAATCGTAGTTGGTTTCAAATGCAGAATTGGGAATACCTTTTCCGTACCTTTGATTTCTTAAATAGTCCAAAAGAACTAATGGTGAATTATTTGAATATTCCCAAGTTGATGCTGTGTCCTCTCTATGTGTTCCTGAACCACCTTTTGTTGAATCTAATCTTGGATCGTAAATTTTATTTCCTTTTAAGGTTACTTTAATTTCTGGTAATGAATTAAATGCGTCTTGATTCCATTTAAACTTAAACGCAACATAGGCTACATTAGATAATTTGTAATCACTATCCCAGCTTGTGCTTTCATCTAATAGTGTAGATGCTATTTGGTCATCATATCCTTTAAAGGATTGAACAGAAATTAAACTTTCACTTTTGTAATAATTGGCATCTCCACTACCTACAGTTCTAACTACACCATGATCTAAAGAACCACTCCAAGTTACTAATTTATCATTAACATAAATTTCTTCTATACTTTCAATTCCATATCCACCACCTTCACAAAGTACTCCAGCCATGTAAAGAGATTGATTGTCTGTTCCTGAACTTTCTACAAATACTCTTGAAATACCAACTTGTCTTGTTCCATAAACAACTGGAATAGGTTCGTTGTTAGATGCTTTATTAACTAAGATGCCTTGTATTGCATCTGGTTGGCTAGGTTGGCTAGGTGGCTTTGGCTTTAATACCCAGCTAATAGCCGTTACTACGACAAATTGTACTATGGCTGATGTTACTGGATCTAATCCCATTAGATGTGAAACTCCCTTTTGTGTTTTTTAGATACTCTATAAATATGAGAGTTATCAGATATTCTTAACCATTTTAAAGGTTGGTTAATTTCTAGGACTCCTTTGAAATATTCTTTAGTCCAGTTCATAATTTCCCTAACATTACTTTTGGCAACAGTTTCAATATGCCAAGCGTTATGACCGCAGTTCCACTCATTACTTTTAAGTCTTCCAGTAGTCATAAATCTTTGTTCAACATTATCATTTAAAAATGCCCAATTTGTAAAACCTACATCTTTAGTTTTATTACTGTGTATTTGATATTGACCTAAATTGATAGATGGTAAAATTAATTTCACTATGTCTTGATAGTGCAACTTATCATATCTTGTAAATTGTCTATATAAAGCAACAACTCTATAAATATCTTTTATCCTCTGCCCCATTTGATTTCCTTTGCTGTTTGAGAAGCATAATCAAATCCTTTATCACTAGAAAAATGTAACCTTTGAGAATTTGTGTTAGTTCTTCTTCCTTTTATTTTATCAAAATCTGCCCAGTGTGAAGCAATAGATATATTTACATTAGATGTGGTTTCGTCTTCTTCTATATTTAAGTTTTCAATTCTTCCATCAAATAGTAAAAACGGCTCACTAATTAGTTCTTGGCTATCATTTAAGAAACCTCTGTACACCCAAGCTCTTTTATCCATGTATTCATTTTGAAGAAATAAAGAAATAATAACTTGGTCTGCACCTGAAAAATTAACAACAAGATTGTTAACAGCAACTTCAGAAGACTCACTAGCCTCAGAAGAACCAAGATAAACAGATGATGAGGCATAAGTATTGCTATCAAAAGTAATATTTTTATAATGGTCTGTAAAATAATAACCATTTTCTACTCCTAAATAAACTAATTCAACAGGGTTTAAAGAGTTGGTGGCTAATTCCGAAATTATAGAAGCTGATAAGGATCTTGCCATTATAATATCTCAATTAAATCTATTTCATATTGAAAGTAATTATTTACTCCTATTGAGTATTCTTGAATATCTCCATTAAGCCCTACTGTAAAATCTACATTGTCATAAATAATGATAGCATTGTCTGCGACAGTAGTTCTTAAAGGTGGTTCAAATGTTAAAGTTCCCTCTCCTGATCCGTCTGCGTTTAAATCATCAACAGCCATGTAGACTTTTGTTTGACCTGTGAATCTAAAGTAATCTCCAGCTTTTAATATTCCGTTAGTTGATATTGTCATACCATCTACTGTGCCGGTAATCGCACCAGCAGTTATAGAAGCATTAGTAGAAATCACAGTTGAAGCTAAGCCCTGTGCATTAGAAATAGTTGGTGGAATAAAAGTAAATGTATTTAGTTGCGATCTTTGCTTCATTACAAATGCCTTGATAGGTGCAAACTCTACCCTTGACATTACTGGAAATGTTGATGTTAGTTTAAATTTTTGACCATCAATTTGTCTTGCTTGTCTTCTTCCAGAAACAGTTGTTGAAACAATAGTGGCTTGGTCAGAAGCTATGTTTACTGACATTGGTGCTGGAGATGTAGGAAATTGACCACTCATATTATATTAAAGCTGATTTGCCCCTTGAGTTAAGTGCTTGATTTACAATATTAGTAATAGTTGCTCTATTATCTATTAATAATTCCTTAATACCTCTTACATCATTTGCTTGGATTGTAAAATTAACATTAGTAGTTCCACCCATTTGATGATTAGGTATTATTGTTCCGTTTGAAGATGGTATAAACATTTCTCTACCTCTTTCCCCTACAGTAATAGGTTGTCCACCCTTTACAGAACCACCCTCTGCCATTCCATAACCACCACCACCACCACCGCCACCAGTAGCACCACCGCCACCAAATATTGAACCTATCCCTTCTATTATACTTCCAAATATACCACTTGATGAACTGGTTTCCATTTTTTTTCTTATAGCATATTGTTTATAAAGTTCAGAGGTTTTCAGTTTCTCAATTCCTAAAGTAACTAATAATAATAACTGTTCTTCAATTAATTTTGCAAGAACATTGATTAATATTTTTTGTGCCATTTCTCTAAATGTGTCTGATAATTGCTTTCCAAGAACAATGGACTCTGCAATACCCTGTGATACATCTTTTATTCCTTTTGATATTCCTGTTGCTATTGTTTCATTAATTTTTCCAAATTCTTCATTTGCTTTAGTTAGTAAGGTTTCGCTTATTTTCTTTAAAGACAATTCCATTCCTTGAAATTCCTCTTTTAATATTTCCGCATTGGCTGACGCTAATGCAATTTCTGCGTTCATATCAGCAACCTCTTTAGCACTAGAAATTATTTTTTTCTCAACATCTTCAAAAAATCCCTGTACTTGATTTGTGCTATAGCCAAATATTTTTGTTTTGTCGTTTGCAACAGATAACTCTGTGTTTAATTGCTCGTAAGGTTTTTTAAGGTTTGAAGCAATATCCATTAACTCCCTGTTAAATGCTATTACTCTTGGAAGTTCTTCTTTACTTATTAGGCTTAAAAATTTTCTTGTTTCTAATATAGCTACATTAAATGTTCCAAAACCTTCTATAAGAATACCTAGTCCAAATCTTATTTTATCTATAAAGAAACCTATAGTTAAAACTAATGCTTTTCCTTTTCCACCCAACAAAAGAAAACCTAAAATACCAAACTCTCTAACACCATCAGGTAAAGAACTAATTAAACGAACTAATCCTGCTATCCCCATTCCAACAATAGAGAATACTCCTGAGATTGTGTTATAAATTTTACCAATTCCCAAAACAAAACCCTTAATAGCACTAACTAGTCCAGTACCTATTGATTGTGCAAGTTTTTTGAGTTTGTCTTCATTTTCTTCCACTAAATCATTAATAACTTTAAGACTAGCTTTTGCAAAATCAAATATACCAGCTTCAGAAGTATCTAATTTAAACTTAAATAATTTATCTTGAAGCATAGACAAAGTACCAGTAAGGGTAGTTCCCAAAACTTCAGAGGCTCTACCAAATCTACCGCCCTCTCCAAACACTTCTTCAAATTTTTTAATTGTATCTTCTACACTTGTTCTTGCACCAGCTTTAAATCCTAATAGTGCATTAACTCCTCTTTCTCTAAATAGATCAGCAGAAGAAATACCACTTGAAAATGATCTTTGTAATTGCTCTCCAACAGTTCTAAAATCCAATCCTGTAACAGAAGCAATATTTCCAGCAAGTTTTAAGTTATGTGTTAATTGTTCAGCATCTTTAGAAACTACAGCTAAGTTTCCAGAGGCTTGTGCTATTTCTTGCAAAGTAAATGGAACTTTAGAGGCAAATTTAACCAAACCATCAAAGGCTTTTTTACCTTCAGTAACATCACCAAATAAGAAATTAAATCTAAGTCTAAGATTTTCAACTTCGCTTCCAACATCAAGGAAAGACTTTAAAACAAACCCAGCACCTAGAGTGGCAAATAAAGATTGTAAAGAAAATATCTTTTGTCGCATACGACCTAAAGAACCCTCAATACCCCTAAAGACTCTCTTGGTATTATCTATTGCGTCTAGGCGAATTTGTACTCGTTCTTGTGCCATGTAAATTTTCCTTGTCTGCCTTCACCTTAAAGTAAGCTATCCAGTATAAAAATTCTTCCTCTGACATAGCCAACACTTCTTCCATACTTTTGTGTAACCTTTCCCCAAGAGTAAGTATGGTGAACAACTCTTGATCGTATCTTACTTTTTTTCAATATCCTCAAAAGGAATGGAGTTAAGTATTTCTTGAGCAACTCTTGCTATAACTTCAGGATCAGCTTTGTTCATTAGAACTTGCTTATCATCTAGTTTGAATACTTTATTTCCATCTTTATCTTTTGCTTTCAATGTTATTACATCAACCATTACACCAAGATCATTATCTTTAGCAGACTTAAAAAGATTTCTTTTTTCTGCAAGACTCATTGGTGTTGAATAAATCACTAGAGGTTGTCCTTCCTCGCCCCACTCGGCAACATTAATTGTTTTTACCCCTTGTGATTCAAAATGTTCTTTAACTCTATCTATTACACTCATGCGTTATCCTTCCTTATTATGCTACTGTTGACTCTGTTAATGCACCATTACCTTGAAATGAAATTTCCATTTCTACCATTCCATCAAAAGATGAATTGATTGTTCTTCCAGTAACGATACCAGCACCAGTGTAGTAAGTATCTCCAGATGTTGCACCTTCAGGGTACATATTTAAAGTTATTTCTGCACCAGCTACTAAAAGTATTTGTCCAGCATCGGTTTCGTCAAAAAATACAGAAGCACTACCAGTAAAGGCTTTAAGCCCTACCTTGTATGATCTGCTTGCATCTCCCATTGAAGTATCTTCAATAGTTTCAGCAGTACTTTCCAATGAAAATGATCTCAGTTCACCTACGGTATCTGTACCAACTTTAACTGTTCCTTCACTTCCTGTGTGAGTAGCCATATTGTTTTCCTTTTGTTAGTTGTTAAGGTGTACCAGCAATATATTGATAGATTACTCTAACAACTATTCTGATTCCACCGATTGGATATAAAGTTCCCTCGTCTGTAGAAACTTCTACAATCTCAGTTCTCTTTGCATATCCGTTTCTTGTTCTATCAGATTCTAAATTAGATTCAATGACTTCAATAAGTTCATTTCGTTTTGTATCTATGTTTGCATCTGTACCTTTGACAAATCCAACTATTACAAAATCAGCAGATGCTTGTCTTGTAACACTTGTGGAAGTCATGGTTTCATCTGATCGTATTTCGTTTCCTGATTGAACAAAAACTGCTGGATATTGTTGCTCTGATAATTCATCTACTGAGAATGGTTCTCTAGTAATCTTTTTAATAGTAATAGGACTGGTAACTGCTGTAAGTACAGTTATGATATTGTCTGCTATAGATTCTCTTTTGCTCATATTAAATCACTTACCTTTTTAAACTCTTTAGCAAAAAAATTGATTAATGTCTTGCTTTCTCTATCACCAACTAAGAAAAATGGTCTTTTCTTTTGATTTCCTACAGCCTTTATTGATTGAAACTTATTGGCAAAAAACAATATAGCTTTAGTGGAGTCTGATTTTTGAGTCATGTTGGATA